CAAAAACGCTTGACGCAGCTATAAATAAGTTTTTTAAAACAGTGGAACCATCTGCTTAGGAGATGACATGCGATTAACATCATTGTCTGAAGGAACGGCATCTTCTGAGCTTGGTGATGTCACTGCTTTGAAAAACTCGTTAGCCGACAAATTAGCTGTTGCTTTGCAGGAACTAGGATTTCGTAGGCCGGATACTAAGCCAGCAGAGTCTCCTACTGACGATGCTATAGTTTATGTTGAGGCTGGCCGAAATGCAATAGTGCCGCACTCTCAAATCATCATGGTCACTATTGAAGACGATGATAGAGTAAGAATACAAATACCAAGTGACATAAGCAGAACTGGAAAGAAAAATTTGGCTGATATTCTCGGAGTTGATGATTTCTTTATCACTGGATCTGTTGGAGAGGCTATAGCAAGACTGAAGAATATAAAGAATAGGGCTGACAATCTTATACGCCAGCAAGGAGCACGCGGTTCTTTATCTGCTGGCCATATAGGCGAGAGTGATATCGTCGCATAAAATATATGGTAGCAGAGCGAGGCTACCATGCGACAAATCTATATAGCCAACAAATTGGAAGTGGTCGGACCCGACAGTGTATGTATTCCTGGCTGCGAGCCAGAAGCGACATTCACTACTACCAGTTTGTCTTGGCTGCACCGATGCCAAAGTGCTTATGTAAAGTTATCAGTTGCGCTGGCTGCAATTCCGGGCTCTACCGTCGAGTGGCAGATAAACAATGGAGAATCAAACGGATCGGCCAGGAAATGGTTTGTGCTTCCTCCACATAACATAGAATGCCCCTGTCAGCCGATGCCCGATTACTACGCAATATTGCGTAGTCTTGGTAATAGTAGTGACAGCGAGCCGCAAGAGCTTGATTGCGGGCAAATAAATCAGGGATGGTGTCCTGCGAAGGATTACAACCAACAGCCGCCTCCGCCAGTGAAGAGATATGTTCCTGAGGGAGTAATTTATGGGATCGCTCCTTCTTTGTTGTTCGGGCCTTATTATTACGGTAACGATCCCAGGGAAGCTCAGGGCGAAATCCCTCTCTCGATGTGAGAAATAAATGATCCATAGTTTTACTAATGTCGATGAGAGGCCGCTATCATCTGATATGCAGATGGATTTTCGTAGCGATATCGAGAAAGCCAATCCTCTCTATCAGGTTCATGATGCGGATGCGTCTGATATAATGCTGGCCAAGAAAATAGCGTTTGAGATGGTCCAGGTCAATGGTGCTCTTGTCCGCATTCATCCTCGGACAGATAATATGGACCATGATAAGGTGTTTGATGAAGATGCAGACCCGACATATTGGGCTCCCATAAGCATTAAAGGGTTTTTTATTCCTAACCCCATGGAATATGAACTGACACTATGGGGAGTCGATTGTGCGAACAAACAAGAGGTCGTATTTGCTCTTGAACAAGTGGCCGGTCTATTACCAGATAGATTATTTCGCCCTGGTGATTTAATTGAGTTACCATTCGATTCACTATCTCAACAAAAACCGAAATATTTTATGGTCGATAACGCATCTGAAGTCGGTAATTTCAGATATAATTGGCTATACCTGAAATGCTATACTACGCTAATCGTTGGTGATGTTAATATTCGACCTCCTCAAGATGCAGCAGCAAGTATCGATGAATATACGGACGAGGTGGATTAATGAAGGAATTCTCCAATGTAAGAGAATTAATTGGCCAAATAGGGCTTGATCTGCAAGCAAAGGCTGGTAGTATCGGTAGCACATTTCGAAAGAGTATACGTAGAGAATTAAGCAGCTTTGATGAAGGCGAAAAGGATGTCAAGATCTCTATAGAGCAAGTCTCTGGAGGTTCATTGATTTCATTGCATATCGGCGATTGGGTTGAGCCACAAAAGAAAATTAAGTATGAACGTCAATTTCGTAGTCTTGTGCGGCGATTAGGTGCTACGCCGACCGGGATTTGTCGTGGGGTCATGCCCGGTGCTTTAGCTACATTCTTGAACGAAGGTGCGAGATAATGGCTCTTTATGAATTCACACCAAATGTTCTTGAAACGCCTAGGACTTCAAAGCCTGTACCAGGACCTGAATTAAAGCCAGCTATTGAGCTTTATCCAACGGCTGTTGCACAGAGTAGTGACGTCCAGCAAGGACGTCATAGTTTATATGGGGATCCACTCGGAACGCAGCCGGAGTATGCGGAAGAGTTCTTAATGCCTGGTTTTCGTGCATTAGACGAGGCCATGAAGACGTATTGGTCAGGAATAAGAATTCCAACTAAAGACTCTTATCGATTCATGCGAATTAAAGTGGCTGGCGGCGATAAGAGCGTGCTTATTTGGCGCGATCAACTGAAAGACGGAAGAGTTAAATTTCCAGTCGCTTCAATAAGTCGAATCAGCCACGAATTTAACCCATATAAATTTAGTTCTCCTGCACTGTTTATGGCTCGCAGATATACAAGCAGCCGTATGGATCGAGTAGCGCTGATAAGGCGTCCTGTTCCTTTTTTGGTTAAGTACACCTTAACAATTTGGGCATCATGGAAGAATGATGCAGACCATGCCGCTGCTCAGATTGCTACCAGATTTAACCCCCTTGCTGAATTTGTGATGAGCGACCATCACTTACGGGGCAGTGTGCAGTTGAGATATGAAGGCTGGGCTGATACGAGTGAAAAAGAGGCTGGATTTGATCAAAAAGCTAATACACGGTATGAATTTTCTATGACAGCAGAAGCATGGCTACCTCTACCAGAATTGGTAGTTCCCACGATTCTTGGACACGTCAATACCGTGAGAGAGCAGACAATTGGTGAGATAGTTGGGCGCGGCAATACGACTAGGCTATTTTATGAACCCGCTAGTAATGTAAATATGTGAGCAGATTTTCTGCGTAAATACCGTCATGGGTTATATTATGACTTAGGGTAGACTCATGAAGCAACATGCCAGAGAGACTAATTTTGTCGTGCAGATTTATAACAGCAGTAGGCAGATGATACCAATATCTGTACGACCACCGGGCGGTGACTTCTTTTTACATGAACAGACTATCTATTTGAGGCCCGGCAAAACAGTCCGACTTCCGAAGAGTTTTTTGAATGATTCGCAAATGTCTAATCTGACAACTAAGCGGATGATAAGAATTCTTCACGACAGCGAGAAGTCTGCCCCTTAAGTCTGAGGGTCATATTACAAATATCTAGCGTTTTGTGGGCTGTTATACATATCGAGCGAAATATACAAAAGAACCGCTGTTGGTTCGGCGGCATTTTAGCATTAAGAGAAATTAAGATTTGCCTTGTCGCCCCTAGTTGTCGGCAAATCTATCGTAGTTTGATACTCGACAACGGAGATTAACAAATGCCCACATATCTCAGCCCTGGTGTTTATCCAAGGGAAATAGACCTTAGTGCAGTTACTGGTACTGCCGGACCGCTCCGTGCGGCATTTGTGGGGACTGCCAAAAAAGGTCCAATGAATACCCCCACTTTTGTGACAAGTGCACAACAAGCAATTGACGTATTCGGGGAGCCCTTTGTCGAGAGTTATTTAATGTATGCTGTACTTGCTTACCTTGAAGAGAGCAATCAGGCATATATTATTCGAGTCGGCATTGAATGCCAGGATGGACAACCTGAGGAACTCAGCGACATTTGTGTTGACACTTCCGGCAACTGCCTGAATGGCTGGAATCGAATTCCAGTCTTTACAGGAATTGATTATGGCAAGCTGACGCTAAGGGCTGTGACAGAAGCTGCTCCATTATCATTCCATGACGCCGGTGTCGAAGATATCACCTTTACCGATGTTAGTGTATCAGTCACTGATGGGCCGACTGATGCTACGTTGAACTTCACAACTGGCACATATGTCAGCGATCAATATACCGGTTGCACTGACGACACCTTCTCACTATTCATCACTGGTGCCCCTGATGATGGTTATTCCATTAAGGGTTGTACGTTTAATCTCTTCCGTAGTAGAGATAGTGCCCTGATGGTAAGTGGGACGCTTGATGAGAAGACAACCGGTGTCAGTACCGATATTGAGATCGGCGACGGTCTTGTTTGCGAAATCGTTGTAACTGATGGGCGGCTTGACGCAAACGACGTTTTCGGATTTACCGCCAAGCCGTATAACCGAGAATTCGATGTCGAAGTGAATGGCACTGGCACGGCATATATCATGCCAGTCGCTGATTACACTACTGCTGATGACTTCATCGAAGCAGTCAACACACTGATAACAACAGAAGAGTATGTGGCTGTCGTTGTCACTGAGAGCGGCACTGAATATCCTCAATTTCGGACGAAAGTTGCTGGTGATCGTATCCAGTTGGTTGGATCTTGCGCCTTCGCTGCTGAAGTTGGGGTTCAACAGTACGTGTATGATATCCCACGCAGCTATCTGTTGGGGACTGATGCAGAGCCGTACTTCATCAATAGCCAGAGCAATCGAGTTTCGATTGATATAATACCAGCAGACAGAAGCGACACCATCAGTATCGTTTTCACCATCCCGGTTGGTACTAATTTGTCTGCGGCTACTATCGCGGCTGCGATCAACAGCAATGGAGTGTATGGCGGCGAGACGTACTTTACCTCGTTTGCTATTACTGCCCCTGGCAACATTCAACATGTCATTGTCTTGACGTCTGACACACACAAGCTCGATCAGTTGATGTTGAAGGCGAACTATTCCAATCTCAAGACTTTGATGTTTGCGGAAGAAATCGGAGTGCTTTCTCCTTACACAAAGGCGTATCGCGGGTTCTATGACAGTCGTGTCTCATTGCCCGCAACTGGCGAAATCACACCGTCTGTACCACTATCCTGTGAGTCAGATCCTAGCAGCGCGCAGTGCGCATTGGATACCGCCTACTTTCAGAATATTGTTGGATGGTTTGTGGCGACAAGCGCAGGGACCTGGTTGGATAGATACACTCTGACCCTTCAGTTGCAAACGCAAATCGCTGGGAACTCTGCCGCACGGTATCAGTTGGTCATCAGCGATCCTGATGGGGCGACAGCCGACAATGTGCAGAACATTAGCTTCGACAAGACCGATGATCGGTACATTGGAAGTGTTTTGAACCCAGGTACTACTTATGGTGGTACCAATGGAAATGATTTCGTCAATTGGGAGGACCGCCCGTCGTTCTTGAACAATGATGAATTA